CAGAAAGCCCATGTCCTATCTCACTCCAAGACATGTTACCGAACTGTTTCATAGCATCGCCAAGAATCTTACAGCTTTCTGATAAAGCTAGTAGTCCAACACTCGTAGAGGCTGGTATTTTTACCTTATCAATGGCTTTTAATCCTAAACAAAGTTCTGCAATACCAATACCAACTCCAGTCAATCCTTTTGCGATTTCGTTCCATGATAAACCTGCCAGTTTAACCATTGCCGTTGATAAAGTTTTCATAGCAATAGCAAGTAATAAAATAGAACTTCCAGCTTTAATAAGTCCTTTAGAATCGTACTTATCCAAAGTTTTATTGATTGATTTGAACGATGCGTTAAGCATTGCAAACATTGCTGCAATTGCTGATAATGATTTTCCGACATCAGCACTTTTCAATCCAGCAATACTTTTTAAAGATAATGCTAATATACCAATTGCAGCCGATATTGTAAGAAGTGTAGTAGCCTTTATTCCAGTTGTAAAAGATTCTAAAGAGTCATGTATAGAATCAAGAGTTTCTGTGAATTTATCCTTTACTCCCTTCGCAGGACCTAAAAAGTCTTCAAGTTTTTCTTTTATGAGTCCTATTACAGAAACGACTTTCATAACACCAGCAGTTATTCCACCGCCGATTAGTCCTTTGAATATATCACCAAGGGAAATATTGTTCTTAAACCATCCGGCTATATCTTTAATAGCCTGCCAAACCTGTGATACAACTTTTATAATTCGATTGCCAATATTAGGCAATGTGTTTCCAATTTTAAGTGCTCCGTCTGATGCTGCTTTAAGTACACTAGATATTCCGTCAGAAATAGTTGTAAGTATTCCTGTAAAACCATTAGAATCAAATCCTTTGTTTAAAGCAGTAAAGAAATCTCCGATAACGGCAGTTGCTGTTAAGAAGAGATTCACAAGTGCTTTTACTCCGTCAGAAGTAATCAGTTTACCGAAAGCTGTTCCAAGACTGGCAAGTATTTTTCCGAACACAGATACAACTGAAAATAAGCCACTAAATGTACTCTTCAGTTTTTTAGCGGTACTGTCACTTATTTTTATTTGAGACGTTAAATTTTTGAGACCTTCTGTGAAAGCAAATAACTTTTTGGATGTCATAGTCGGGAAAATATCTTGAAAAGCTTCTTTGACAGGCTTAACAATACTCCCTATACCATTAAAAATGTTTTTAAATGAATCTATTAAATCTTTTCGTCCTCCAAGATCTACCCATTCTTTTACGATAGCATTTCTTGCATCTGATGATTTGTTAATAGCATCACTTAGTACATCACTTACTGATGTCCATAATTCGCGGGCTTCCTCAAAATCACCAATTACCGTTCTCCAGGTTTCAGTCCAACCAGAACCTAATGCTTCTTTTACTGTGTCAATCAGCTGACTGAATGTTTTAACCTTTGTGGCTGCTTCACCGGCTGTTTTAGCCATATCAGCCATCTGCTTAGCTTCTTCTTTTGAGTATCCTTGATCTATAAACTTTTTAACGGCTGCTTCATATTCTTTCTGGGTGTCTGCTGCTGTAGAGAATTGGTCTAATGTCTGGGTAAGAACCTCTGTTGTAAGCCATCCAGTTTGCAAAGATTCTCTAAATGATCCTTTTGCAGCAATAGCAGCTTTAGCACCCGTTTGTAAATGTTCTGATGTCCGTATAAGGGCATCCTGAAATACCTGACCTCCCATACCAGCATTTACGACAGAGTTCCAGTCCATAAGCTTTACCGTTCCTGATGCAATAGCCTGAGATAACTGATACATCGCTGTTGATGCTTGCTGTGATGTTGAGCCTGATACCGCTGCTAAGTTAGCAATACCCTGAATAGCTGATACTGATGTATCCAGTTTTACACCAGCTGCAGTGAACGTACCGATATTTCG